CCACGATTGTTGTGCTACTCGGCCTGAGGACGCGACGTTTTTGCACCAGGCCTTGTTGCAGGAACTGCGTTATCTACACATGCCCAACTGGCTGCAAGTTATCCGCGAAGAAGTCAGTAATAACGCGGGAGTTCGGCTGCCAAAGCCGCCGTATAAAGGCAACGTCTGCCCTGGCGAGATTGGCGGAAATGATTATGTCTTTTCTTGAGACTCATGGAACAATCCTAGGGGGCTAGCCAGGGCGAACCTGCGGGGCTAAGTTCCCGTTGTTCATCACTGGTGCACACGTGCCTGCCAACAACGTCATGATCACGCCCGAGGGCGGACTCGAATGGGCCAAGGTCCTTGGAGAGCCCCGCGGCTTCCAGGACTCCACCGAGGATCGCTCCTGGTCAATCAACCTTTTGCTCGAGGAGGAGTCGGCCGAGATGCTGATTTCCCTCCTGCGAGAGGAATACATGGAATATCACGGCAAAAAGAAGCCGGCCCAATACGGATTGCCCTGGAAAAAGCACACCGATGCTGACGGCAACGAAACAGGCAAAACCTCCTTCTCTTTCAAGCGCAAGGAATTTGCCTACAACAACGAGCCCAATACTCCGCCTCTGGTCGTTGATGCCAGCGGCACCAACAAGTGGCCTGCTTCCAAGCTGATTGGCAATGGCAGCACCGGCAAGGTGCGCTTCCATTCCTATCCCTGGTCAGGCAAAAGCGGCTGTGGAATGACTCTCGAGCTGCGCGCTGTTCAAGTCATTAACCACGTTTCGTTTGAGAAGGATGAACCTGATTTTGGGGTTGTTGAGGGTGGCTTTGTGCTTGATGCCGATGAAGTCGCGGCAGAAGCAACGACAGAAGCCTGCGGCCTCACGCCGCCAGCCAGTGCAGGTGCTTGCGACTTTCAGTCCCAGGTCTCAGCCGCAGTGGCAGCTGCCGATGACGACATGCCCTTCTAGAGACATGCCGCTCACCTGCGCTGACTTTGAGTTCCACATCGGCCTGAAGCCAAAGGCTCGGCCTCGTCACGTCAGTGGCGGACCCAGCTACATGCCGGCTGATTACAAGAAGTGGATCAAGGAGATGCGGGCTCAGATGGCTGAGCACTGGACCGAGCCACCGCTACCCGTCGTCAACGTGTTGTGGTGCAAGTTCTACGGCCCAGCCAGATCTGATCTCGACAATCTGCTCGGCGCAGTGATGGATGCAGGCAACGGATTGATCTGGCGGGATGACCGCGTTTCGATCATTGCCCGCGTCGAGGCGGAGTGGGAGAAGGCTCCCCCAGCCCAGTCCAAGATCCTGATGAAAGTTTTTCATGAACTGCCCTCACTGTGACCACCCGGAGTCACGCGTAAGCGAGACCAAGCCAGGGGAGTCCTGCGATCACCGCGTTCGGATCTGTCGGAAGTGCGGCAAGACGTTCAGAACTATTGAGCGAATTGGCGTCTATGCCGGCAGAAAGAAAGGGTGGATCGAAGACTCAACCCCTGAAGAGGAGGAGGCCCCTCCTGAGCCAAAGCCGAAAAAACAGCTCGCTTTCGTAGCGAACCCTGAGGACCCAAAGCTGCAGACTTTCGAGCCGGAGATTCGCCATGACATCTGCACATGGTGGAACGAGTCACGCAAAAGCAAGCACGGGGCAAAAGCCACGTGGACTGAACGAGCGTTTCTTGGGTCCGTGTATCGGATGGCTGCTCTACCAAGTTGGAAGCAGGTGGTTCTGGTCAGCGCCGGAATCGAGAACGGGTGGCAAACGCTTCAAGAGGAATACGTCAAAGACATCCTCGACAAGCACAAGCCATACCGGCCCGGCCTCCAGCCCAAGAGCACTGCAATGCAGAAGGCGCTTGAGCAATGGCACCCCAGCTGACCCCTGAAACCTTCTTGGCTATTGCCGAGATGGTCGCCGCACAACTGCGGATCAAAGAAGCAGATCGCTGGTCCCCTCAGATTTGCCAGCTGAAGTACATCTCATTCACCTCTGAGTTCCCAGAAGTGAGTGATCAGCAGTTCCTCTGGGCTGCTGAGAAGTGGCTTCAGTCCACAGCAGATCGTGAGTTCCTGCGATACCCGACCTGGCAGGAATTGATGTCACCGCTTTACCGCTGTGAGAACGGCCTGGCCAATAGGAATTGGGGGTTCAAAGATGAACTCCCACAGCTGGTAGCACCAAAGCCAGAACAACTGGCCATGTTGCCGGCACCGCCACAGAAACCGACTGCTCTACCACCTGCCCAAGAGCCTACCTACCAGGGGCTGACTAAGCAGATTTGGCAGAACTATTTGAAAGAGGTGGCTGATGGTTCTTGAACGGCTCATCTCAGAAGAGGAGCTGATCAAGATTCTGGAAAGGGGCTTACTGACTGGGAAGTGGTCAATCGTTCAGTTCAACAAGAACGCGAGAGATCCAGTGCTTCCCAGTAAGAAGTTCTTAGAACAGAACCCACAGTTTCTCACCCCAACTTTTAGGGATCTTGAGGCTTATTCAGACGCAGGGCATTGGAGGCCATGAACTTCCGACGTTTTGCAATCGGCCAGCAAGTTCAGTTCTACACGGGCTCTGGCTGGAAATCCGGCTCAATTGTTTCTACTTCAGATGCAAGTTGTCTTATCTCCTGGAGTACAGGAGCAACCCACAAACTCACCTCCGTTTATGACGACCGCAATGTTCGATCAAGATCAGAAACTCCTCGACGTGGAAAGAGAGGCGGTGATACGCCTGATGCGCCACTGCCACGACCTGAGGGATAAAGCCATCCGCGATGGCGACCAGCACGGAACCATTTATTGGGATGGCGCCATGTATTTCGGCCGCAAGCTCTTTGAGATGGAGGGCCAGTAGTGGGTAACGCTGCATGGCGGGAGGACCGCTACAAGGAAAACGCTGCGCAGGCAGCCCAAGAGTTCTCTTACAACGAGGGCCCAGGCATCACCAGAGCAGACGCCAAGGCCAGAACCAAGCCCTTCCGGGTGTTGATTCGCCTTGATGGCTATCGCTCGATGACCCTCAGCTTTATGGCTGAGAACAAGACCAAGGCGTTGCAATACGCCCAAGCCCGTTGGCCAAAAGCAAAGTGTGAGGTGCTCCTGTGAAACGCGTCTTTTTTGATCTTGAGTTCTATGCCTACCGGCATTGCGCTGCAGCAGTCGAGTGCATGGACTGGGGCGATGGCGACTGGTGTGACGTGTTCCGCCACGGCGAGGCAATGGCCAACCTGCGCCAACAGGTGATTGCGTTGCTCACCAAGTTCCCGCGACCTGAATACCTCGTTGTTTTCTGCCGCGGCCAGGGCACAAACTTTCGCAAGACAGTGCTGCCTGAGTACAAGGCCAACCGCAAAAAGCGCAGGCCACCTGGCAACTACACCAAGTTTCTAGCCGAGGCGAACAGCATGGGGCGTCAACTTGGCTGTGATGTGTGGCGGCACCCTGGCATCGAAGGTGACGACATTATCGGCCTGTATCTACAGGAAGGTGATGTTGTCGTAAGCGGTGACAAGGACATGCGCACTCTCGCTGGTGCACACCTTTTGCCTGACGGCACGGTGGAGATGGTGAGCGAGTTCCAGGCCAACCGGAAGCTGTACGAGCAGATTCTGACCGGCGACACCAGCGATGGATACAAGGGTTGTCCGAAGTACGGCGAGGTCGCAGCACGCAAGGCGCTAGCCGAGTGCCACACCGAGCAGTCGATGTGGGAGAAGGTGCTGGAGTGCTATTTGAAGTCCGGCCTTGATGAGGATTTTGCTCTTGCTCAAGCCCGTTGCGCTCGAATACTTCGCACTGGTGAATACGACCTAAAAGCACAGACTCCTGTTTTGTGGAACCCACCGGTAACCTGAGACTGTCGCAAGCTTTAGGTGTCGTATCTTCCGCGGAGTGATGAAAGGTTGGTAGCCGCTTTGGGAGCTCAATTCCCAGAGCGGTCTGCTGACCTTGACTGGTCTGAGAAGGAGGTTTGGTTCCGCGCCGGACAGTGCGATGTTGTCCGCTGGCTTGCTCAAAAGTTACAAGAGCAAGAGGAGGGCGGAATCTGATGTGCTTCGGCGGTGGCGGAGGGGGCACGATCCAGATGCCCGACACAGGTGCATACGACTCGATGGCTAATGCTCAGATCGGCGCGATGCAAAGCGCCATGAGCATGGGCATTCAGCAAACACAGAACACGCTGAACCAGGCATTGAGCCATCAGCAAACGGTCGCAGCAGAGCTGCGTGATGTGCAGATGCAGCGAGCCGAGAACACAGCGGCGCAGGCCAAGCGCCTAGCCGACTTGATCGGCACGCCTCCACCAGAGGAGACGGCAAAGGCACCACGCACCAACGAGAAGCAGGAGCGGACCAATAAAGCGAAGCTCCGCA